ATGGGTTAATAGGGAAGAATCTATACTATTACTTAAGGAAGATTGGGGATGTAGTATTAACCACGAGGAAAGAGGTAGATTTAGGGAAAGACGAATGGGTAGTGCCCGAGTGTGATACAGTGTACATATGTGCTGCTGTGACCAAGACGGTTGAATGTGAAAACAACCCCATATATTCAAGGAAAGTAAATGTAGAGAACACTATTAAGTTAGCAGGCAAGTTCAAGAAAGTAGTATGGATATCATCGGAGAGGGTTTTTGATGGTAGTATAGGATACAGAAAGAAAGAAGATATTGTATGCCCGACGACCGAGTATGGCATGCAGAAAGCTGAAGCGGAGGAAATTTTGCTTGATATGGGGGCATCGGTAATAAGGTTTTCCAAGGTTTTAGGATACAGGGTTGATTTATTTGATACATGGATTAAGTTATTAGAGAATGGTGAAGTGATACATCCCTACTCAGATATGGGGATGGCTCCTATACCCGTAGAATTGGCGGTGAATGCGTTATACAGGGTATCGAGGAATGGTACAGGGTTGTACCAGTTATCTGCGGACAGGGATATTCCTTATCACCGTATTGCCTATCACATATGTAACCAGATGGGAAAGGATATGGAGTTGGTACAGCCGGTTGAATCCGGGAGTCCCCATCCCAACACGACACTGGAAAGTGATTTTGATTCACCTAATGCCTGGGATGTTATCCATGAGTGGTGGCGTTGCAGATAGAAGAAGTTATCGGTTTACTACGCAAGTACTGTCCCAAGGGGGTAGTTAATTCGGCGTGGGATACCGATCGATGGCACATACTTGTATACAAGGTTCACGGGGTAGATGGTAGCCCGGGATTTTACAATGACCTGACACCGGAGATGCTCGGCCGGTTAAATGAAAAATCTGTTAAGAATATGGCGGGAATAATAAATGGATTTCTTGGCGGAACACAGTAAGAAAGTACAGGAAATACTAACTAGAAAGGAACTTTCTCCTGAAGACAGGGGGATGCTCCAGTATGAATGGCAGTTATGCCGGGATAATATATTCCATTTCCTTGATTACTGTAAGATTATAGAGGCACCAAGCCCCGGGAGTTCCGGTGGTGGATTAATGCCCATGGTGATTTATCCTCATGTAGCCAGGATTATACTAAGTTTTCTTGATAAGAGATATATCTCCATACTTAAAGCGAGGCAAATAGGGTTATCAACAACCTTAGCCGCTTATGTTTTGTGGTATGCTATCTTCCATGAGGGTGCTAATATACTTCTATATTCTAAAGGGCAACTTGAGGCAAGAGAGCTACTGGATAAATCGAAAAGGATTTATAACCAGTTGCCCGATTTCTTAAGGCCCAGGACGGGACTGGAAAGCAGGGAGGAGATTAGTTTTCCTGTTCTTAATAGTTTCATCAGGGCTCTTCCTTCAACGGAGACAGCCGGTATTGGGTATACCGCTTCTATTATAGTTTGGGACGAACATGCCGAACATGAGTATGCCAGACAGAATTACATGCATTCCAAGCCAACCATAGACAGGTCGGGCCAGTGCATCTCATGTTTTACGGAAAATGCGTGGGATAAGAATAACCTGGCAACAGAATTATTCGAGGACGCTTTATCGGGTAAGAACGACTGGACTCCGATATTCTTCCCATATAACGTTATGCCGGGTCGGGACGAGAAGTGGTACAGTGATGTCAAGCGCTCCATCCCTGAAGGTGAGCTGAACGGACTTACCCCTGAACTTTATATGAGGAAGAATTATCCCCGTTCCATAGAAGAAGCGTTATCTATGCCTCAGACAGTAAGTGCGTTCGACAGGAATGTTCTGAAATCCATGGCGGAAGAAGCTGCTAAACAGCCCAGGATACAAATTGAGCATGACGGTATGAATTACAACTATATGAATATATATAGAGATTTCCATCTAGGTGATTTTTATATTGCCGCCTCCGATGTTTCGCTTGGTGTCGGTAGAGACTACCAGGCATCGGTTATAATGAATGCCAGAACGGGAGTGGTTGTTGCCGATATACTGGATAATACGATAAATGAAGAGACGTTTGCTATCCTTACTCTCAGACTACTGGACGCATACGGCAGTCCCAAATGGTGGCCGGAGTATAACCTTTATGGCAGGCGTGTAATAGATATAGCTCAGTCTAATAATTACAGGAACCTCGGATATCGTGATTCAAAGCGTGAGAGGCCGGGGTTTGTTACCGATGAGAAAACCAGGGCAGATTTGTTCTCTAGTCTTATTCCTGCTGTAAATAACTACCAGATTACCGTATTTAACCAGAAGGGTGTGGAACAGCTGGGAGACTTAATACGTAATGCCGATAAGAACGGGCGCATAGAGGCACGTTCCGGGGGACATGATGATTACCCCATAGCCCTTGGTATATGCTGGTTACAAAAGAAAACAATCAGTGTAAATACCGGGATAGAAGCGGTTGATAGCGTTCACTTTGAAAGTGAAGACGCAACATCTGATATCATGGAAAGGGTGCTGGCACTTAAGGCAGAGAGGGAGCATTGGGAGAAGGAACTATCCCGAAAGTAGTACTTGTAGTCCCCAACTTCAGGTGGGCGGAATGGGATAGGAATACATTGTGGCACTATATCCCGTACAATCTGTGTCTTCTGGCAAGTATGGTTAAGGATATGTGCGATGTATCTATTCTTGATGCCTATAAAGAGAATTTGAATGAAATACAGTTCGCTAAAAGAATAGGGGAATCCAAACCGGATATAGTGGGTATTACAGTTTTATTTGACCAGTATGGAGAAAGCGGACATATCGCAGCCAGAATCGTGAAGGGAATCGATAAAAACATAAGGACAGTTATGGGGGGAGTATACACTACCACGAATATAGATAAGGTTATCAGTGATGATAATATAGATTGTGCTGTTATTGGAGAAGGCGAGTATATGCTCAGGCATCTTATCGGTTTATATATAATGGGTAAGTGGAATAATAAAATGACTCTTACGGGGGACAGGATACATAACCTGGATGAACTGCCACTACCATCATACGATCTAATAGATTTCTGTTCATACGCCAATAGTGCTTCAAGGAAAAGCGTTGATTCACCGAGGAATTACCCCTATGCTAGGATAATGACTTCAAGAGGATGCCCCATGGGATGCGCCTTCTGCCAGGTTGCTACCATAGCCGGTAGCGAGTTCAGACCGAGAAGTGCTGATAGTGTTCTTAGGGAAATAGAATGGCTAAGAGATACATATGATATAAAATCTATAATATTTGATGACGATAACCTTCTTCATGACAGAAATAGGGCTAAGGCTATATTCCAGGGGATGATAGATATAGGACTGGTTATGCCGTGGGTATCTATCGGATTGGCTGTATTCAAACTGGACGAGGAATTAATCAAGCTGATGAGAGCAAGCGGATGCGAGTATATCGCTGTTGCCATAGAATCTGGAACCAGGAGGGTTCTAAAGCAAATCATTAATAAGCCGATAAACTTTGATTATGCTAAGAAGATGGTTAAGTTTGCCAGGGATAATGGTATCTATGTAGCCGCCAATTTTATTGTCGGCTTTCCTACGGAGACATGGGATGAAATAAGGGCAACCCTCAGGTTTGCTGAGGACATAGATGTTAATTATGCCAAGATATTCCACCTCGTTCCGTTGCCTCACACAAGGGTGTGGGATATGTGTAAAAAGGAGAACACTATTAAAGATAATAAATTCAAGTGGAGCAGGGGTAATATAGAAACAGATGAGTTTTCCGCAGACGATCTGACAGTTCTCAGGGCTTATGAATGGGACAGGATAAACTTCACCGATACACATAAGAGAGAGATGACAAAAAAGATGATGGGTGTTACGGATAAGGAACTCAGCAAAATACGCAGGGAAACATTAAATAATGCTTGTAGATTGGTAGGTGCTAAATGAGTAAACCAACAGTAGATAGTATACTGGAACTCTACGATAAGACGAATGATATTTATGTGAAGTCGAAGCTTCAAGAAGCCTTTCAGGAGGACAATCGTTTCTACGAACTTGATTTTTTGGCAGACTTGAATATCCCCGCAGAATTCAAGAAGGACGCCACGGTGCTACCTACGGCAAGGGATAGATTGGATGCTCTTGTTGACCATACTGATATATCACATGCCAGGGTATTTGTCAACAAAAAGGGTGAAAGTGATAGATCAAGAGATTCTGCCGAGATGCTTCGTAAATTCGCTTTAGGACTTATTCACAGGACAAATGTAGAATCTGATATTTCCCCGTTAAGGGTAAGTGCCAAGCATTACTGGTTGCATGGTATAACATGGATTAAAACAGTATGGGATGCTGATAACTGGTTTGATAAGCCGTTCAAAAAAGACGGGGAATCTGAAGACCAGTATGCTGAAAGGATTGACGAATGGAGGGATAAAACACATGGTTCTCTTCCCATAATTATAAAGGCTGTAAACCCGTGTAATGTACGGCCAGACCCATATAATAACGGGCGTAATTATATTTTTGAAGTCAGAAAGAAACTTGTTTATGATGTTAAACGTATGCCATGGTACAATGAGGACTATGGTAAAGGGTGGAGTAACCCTCATGGATTAAGTGATAGTGAAGAAGTAGAGCAGATAGAATATTTTGATAGACAGTATAGATGTATTCTTATAAATAGGGAACCTGTATGGAAGATTGGCGGTGGAGTTATAGAGCATAATTACGGGTTTATCCCATATACGGCAATAGAGTCGGGGCTTGGTAATGTTGATATAGAGAGTAATCCCGTTAATAGATATGTTGGCATTCTCCGATATATGAAGAAATTACTAATCTCGCAATCCTCTATATATTCCATGTGTGATATCCTGACTAAACTTGAAACGATGATTGGTGGATATGTTCGTGGTGCCGATGCTCAAAGTATAGGTAAGATATCACAGGCGTATGGGAAATGGTGGCCGGTCGGGCATAAGGATGTTGAGTTCAAGAAATGGGAGAGGAATCTCGCCCCGTCAGAGGCTTACGCTCATCTTGCTTATATAACTGATTTAATTGATATTCATTCTGCCCCAAAATCTATGTTTGGTCTTGGTGAACAGGGTGTCAGGTCGGGAGCTGACAGGAGATTGGTGTTGGCCGAGGCGCAGTCCAAACTCAATTATTCTAAAGACGCTTTTGCTAATGGTTGGGCGCAGGTATTAACCAAGTGCGCCAGATTAGTTAAGGATGTTATACCTGGCGATTTCGAGATATGGACGAGAACGCCATCGGATGAATTTGATGTATCTATTAAGAAAGCATTGTTCAAAGAGCCGTTTAATTTCTACGTAGAATTTTCACCGATATCTGAGGAGGACGAATATCGAAGGCATGAAGACTTAATGAGGATGTATCAATCGGGTGTTTATACACTGGAACATGCCAGGAGTAAATTATCCGATGTTGATATCAAGGCATTAGAGAAACAGGAGCTTAAGGAATTACTGAAGCGGTCTCCCCAGTTCCTTGAAATGCTGGCTACTAATTTTGCCATGCTTGTTCAACAGGCGATGGGCGAAGCCGGATTAGCCCCGATGATGCAACCGCAACAGGGTATGCCACAACAGCAGGGCGGTGGTACTGGGAGAAGTTTAACCCCCGATATACCCAATAAGGCACAGCCAGGGTCTCAGCAGGAGATGATGAATAATATCAATAGCCAGTATGGAAGACCCAAGATGAAACCAAATCAGGGTATGGGTGGTGGTGGTAATACAAGTTTCGGAGTATAGTATGAAGGAACAAAGCACAATAGAATTAATGAATGAAATAGTAGAGGAAACAATGCCTGCACTGAAGGAATTAATGGATGATACAATCAAGCCATTAATAGAGTACCGTGCTGGCGTGGAAAGGAGAATATCCGATCAAGCCATAAAACAAATGTACAAAGAGGAACAGGAGGTATAACATGGCAGACGCAAAAGTAATGGCAAGTATGTGGCCTGATTTCTGGGGTGATTTACCCGGGCAAGGTCAGCCTGCTCCTAACACTTCATTAACACCATATGCACAGAATGTATTAACCAGTGCTTATCCTACTGGTGTCCCAACTAGTACCTCGGCAGCACTGGCTGCTTATGATGTTCTGCAGTCTGAGTATGCTGAATATAAAGATAATGGCGGAACACTTGATTACAGCACATGGCTACAAAGGGGAAAACCACAGCCAACTTATACAGAAATAAAGGCAAAAGGGACTGCCACTGAGGCTGAGACACTAACCAATCTTGAGCCAAAAACAAAAATTATAAACGGTGTAACTTATTACTCTGGTGATGGCGGTTATACATGGCAACCCATACCAGCAAGTTATAATCAGCAAGCAAATCAACCAACTGTTTATCCCAATACTTACGGTGGCGGAGATACTGTTTATAAATCCGATGGTTATGAGTATAGGTATAATCAATATAGCGGATATTATGATTTACCCACGGGTAATTATGACCCATCGAAAGATCGTTCTCTACAGCAATCTCAACAGATTACACCATATCAACAACAGGGATTGCAGTTGCAGCAGCAAGAATTATCCCAGCAGGAAGCATATTATAAATGGCAACAGGAAGAGGCACAAAAGCAATATGAATCTGAACTCGCATCCAATCCGATGAGCTGGTTACAATATGCTACTTATACGGGCAAAACACCCGTAGTCCAGCCATGGATGATGCCACTTTCCGCACCTGATTATGGATGGCAGGTCGGAGAGCAGATACCAGGTTGGAGTGCTAAGGATATGACAGGTATGAATGAGTTGTATCGTCCATCAGCTCAGTTGTGGTCAAGGATGGGGCCAACGGCACAGGCACAGTACTATGGATATCAACAGGCTAATCTTGGTTCCAGCCCGGCAGAAACTGAATTCAGGAGAAAGTCAACATCCGCACCAGGTGGAAGTTTTACACCCCTAAGATGGTCAGGATACTAATATGCCGTATAGTTTAGAAGAGCTATCCCGCAACCTATCCCCACAGGCACTTGATATTTATAAGAAGCAAGTGTCCGCTGGTGTCCAGCGTGGCGACCCAACATATACAAGATTGGTTTCCACTCCGGAGTTTGCCAGTTTATTTGGTAAGTTGCCAACGGCTACTCAACCAGCAAATGCCCCTGAGACGCAACAAAATCAACAAGCAAGGGAATTACTACCATGGGCGGCACCAAAGGATTCCCCGTGGTGGCAGACAGCCCTATGGGCATTTGGCATGCCATTTAATACTGTATCAAAAACACTTGGTGCTTTAGTTACAGAGCCAATTAAAAGTAAGCCCTCCATGGAAGGAACGGAGGATATGAACTGGCTTGAGAAAGAGTTAG